GTTCCGCCTAATGGGGAACACACATCAACCGCCTGAAAGGGGTTTACAATGATTGAATCGTTCAAACTTGACCAATTCAAACACACCATTGGTTTCGACGAGATGTTTAAGCGTCTTGCGACAATGGCAGATGGCCTTCCCAAGCTCTCCACTTACCCGCCCTACAACATCAAGAAAATTGGCGATAACAAGTACGTTATCGAAATGGCGGTAGCTGGCTTTGGCCGCCAAGACCTTGAGATCGAAATGAAAGAAGATGTTCTAACCGTAAAAGGCTATCTGGACGTAAATGGCGAAAATGATTCTTACCTGTTCAAAGGTATCGCGGATCGCGCTTTCACCCGCTCATTTGCCTTGGCGGATACCGTCGAGGTCAAGAACGCTGATCTGGTGAACGGGATGCTCAAGATTTTCCTTGAGCGTTTTGTGCCAGAAGAAAAGCAGCCCAAGAAGGTTGAAATTAACGCAGCGTAAAAAAGAGGGGGCTTCGGCCCCCTCTCTCCATTCAGTACATATTATCGCGGGCATCCTCGTATCCGCGATCATTGTTTTCCGCATCAAGGCGGGCTGAGTCAATCGCGTCATCTTGGATTTGTTTCCAATAGGACTCACCGATTATCTCAACGAGCTTGCTATCTGTCATGGCCTTGCCATCAAGGGTGATGAACATGACTTCATATTCATCAGACCAGTGATCGTAGCTAAGGGACAAATTCAGAACGCCCTCAAACTCGTCATTGCCGCCGTAGTTAATCGTGATTTCGTGTTCAAACATTTTCCACTCTCCTTGCTAACGTCCCAAACGTAAGTGGTTCATCTGGTCCAGTCAACTCGCGAAACCCATAACGGGCATTAAACAAAATGCCGTTGTGGAGTAAGATGGTTGGCGATCAATATATTGTGTTAGGGGTTGCCATGTCTAAAGACATCAAAAACATTCCAGCGGATACGCCAGTGCTTGAGCTTCTTAGTTGCGCTTACAGCCCGGAAACAGGACCAGTAATCGCAATTACAAATGAATTCAGCGAGTTAGCGCCAGAAACGCAGCTTGCTGCCCTTAATTCATATTCAAGCATTTTGCGTATTTACAAAGAACGCATCGAGGACGGGCTGGAAAACTCAAATTTCCTATTAGATTCAGTCATCAGGAGGCATTAAGTGAAATATTCTACAGTCGCTCAATACGCTCAGGCATGGTGCTATGTGGATTCTGACCAGACACCTATGCCCCAATGGTGCATTGATGCACTTGTGAACGGCGATTTGATCGTGGAAAAAGAATTCGTTCACAACAAGATGATTAAATGCCTGACAATTCCCGATACAAAAGAACCACTTAACGGCGTTTACGAAATTGCTGAAGGCAATTTTGACTACGTTGTGCGCCTTTGGGATGGTGAAATTGTCCTAATGAAATCGCGTGAATTTACAAAGTTTTTTCAGCCGGTTTTTGGTGAAGTCTAATGATCGAGCAGGATTTGGAATTAAACCCAATCGTTGAAATGCGCGTCATTTTTTCGGAAAAAATCATCAAAAGAGGCTTTCTTTGGCGGCGCACAATCAACTTACGGAGCGGAATGCGATTCGAGGCACGGCGAGCTTTTAGTAGTGAGTGGTTCGATATTCCGTTTTTGCTGGAAACACTTGAGGAGGAAATAGAATGAGCGATCCTGTAAGCCAGCCAGAACATTATCGCCAGCACCCGGAAGGTATTGAGGTTATCCAAATTACGGAACATCTCAATTTCTGCCTTGGGAACGCGGTTAAGTACATTCTTCGGGCCGATTATAAGGAAAACCCGGAGCAAGACTTGAAGAAGGCGGCATGGTATATTCACCGGGAAATTGACCGGCGAAAGCGCATGGCGGTACGCAAATGAATATTATTAACCTTTTGATCATTGTTATTCTGTCTAATGATGGCACGCTGGTAAGACAGGTTCAGAAGGTAGAATCTTGCCCTGATAAGGAAGTTGTTGTTACCATGCTGGAAAGGGCAAGGCAGCGTGGAGAATTGAGGGACTGGGAGGCATTCTGCCTACCTGTCGTAAAGCAAACCGAAGCATCACAATAGGAGAAGATTGTGGATGAGGTAATTGCTGCGGTGGTTCGCCACCATGCGATTGACGTAACGGGTTGGTTCTTAACGGCGGTATGGTTTGTCTGGTTCCAGACGAAATATCCGCCAATTATCAAAAGAAGGAAGCGCAAATGAGTTATTTTTGGTTTTTTGTCTTTGGTATTATGGCCTCATGGGCTTGGGTCCATTATGCGGTCGCCAAGCGGCTCCATGATCGTATTTCCGACCTTGAGGACCAGTATCTCTGGCACCGCGCATCTGGCGGCTCTACTGCCCCGGACAAGGCCAAAGAATAATGGTTGGATTTGCGAACGATATTATTGCATTGATTTTTGTAGGCGTGGCCTTTTACGGCATGACCTATTAAAAACAAAAACCGGGGGTAATTCCCCGGTTTTCCCATTTTGGGCATTAGTCGGGTAGAATTGCTTTTAGAAAATAATTACAGTGCCTTTGTCAGGGAGGACAAAATGCACAATTTGTTTGATCAGATGCCGCAAAAGCTAGTCAACCGCATGGAAGTTAGTACGGTTAGGTTCAATCCAAAGTGGGTGTACCAGCAATGGTACACTGGTATGCCTGTGGATTACCTGATGAACCTGATGGACGATTTGGAGAACGAAGCCAAGAATCGCCGCCTTATAACCTTAAAGTAGGAGGACAAAATGTTTGTTATTTTCAGGCTGGATGATGGCAATAGCATCTCTGTTCGTGCGTATGACATCGTTTCCGTTGTATCAATGGATGATGGAAAGTCAGCACTTGATGTTAAGGTTACGGACAAGGAAATTCGTTCTTATGTCATTGAGCATGACATAGAGCATGTTGTGGCCGCCTTAAACAAGATTGATCGGTTCTAATGAATCCGGGCGATCTATTTAACATTATCAGCATCACTGATAATGAGGATGGCGGGGCTACGGTGGTCGTGGATATGTCGCCAGAAGTTCTGCTAATCTTTGCCAAAATAGGTTTCTTGAAGGTGGTTTGTGATGCAGCTTTGGAAATGGCTAAAAAAGAAAATTCCGGTGAGGGCACCCAAGAAACAAATGATGATTGATCCGCCGTCAGGGTGGCGGTACGGATTCCCCAAGGCCATACCAGATAACCAGCGTCATCGCGCTAAAGAATGGCTTATTGAACAAGGCTATCCAAAATGGCTCACAGAGGGCGATCATTTCCATTGTCGCATGTGGGAAAAATAGCCTGACCAGCGGCTTAAAACTGGCGGTAAGCGGTGAGTGCCATCGGGTTTTTCATAGTGCCCTGATAACCTCCGCAGCGGGAGTCCCTTTCAGTATCCGGGGGTGATCCCGCACTTTCAATGAGGGGAAAATGGCTCGCAGGCGTGATCTTAATAAAATAAACAAAAACCCGTTTGGGAAAGGCGGGTATGTTTATGACCAGCCGCCGCCCCGGCTTGTTACGCTGCGCCAAAAACGCCATGAAAAAAAAATTGATGATGTGCTGGCTGGCGAAGACATTAAGAAGGAAAAGGCAAAAGTATCGTTGCCAAAGTTAAAATTCATGGAAAATGCAACAAAGGAGAGGGAAAAATGATTGCATGGGCAATAGCTTCGGGCTCATTGGCATGGTCGTTATACGTCATGGTAGATCGTTATATGTTGTACGCTAAACATGCTTTTTTATCTCAGTTGCTTCTGAGATTGACTGATGTGGCTGTATTTGCGCCAAAAGAATTCCCAGGCTTGCCTGAAGAAATTCGTGATGAATTGGCTGGTTTGATTGAGGAAAACCCCGATGATTTATCAACCATATATAATGCCTTGATAGATGCCGCCCGTGAATTTGGGTAAGTCTGACAAGTGAGACAATCTCGAACAATGTCACTTGTAGAATCGGTGGCAAATGTTAGTATTGGCTATGTCATTGCAATCCTTACACAAATGATCGTTTTCCCGATCTTCGGTATCCAAGTGCCTTTGCATCAACAGGCGGTGATTGGGTTGATCTTTACGGGGGTCAGCATTATCCGTTCGTATGCTATTCGGCGGCTGTTTAACTCGTTTAGGGGCCGCGCATGAGCAATTTAATCGGTAAGGCGGGCACGGGAAGCAAACAACATGCTCACGTTGATCGGGGCGATGATCTTTACGAAACTCCTGCTGTTGCGGTTCACGCTTTGCTGGAGGCAGAACCATTACCTCTCGCAGTCTGGGAACCCGCCTGTGGGCCGGGATCAATCGTCAGGGAACTAGAGGCGGCAGGGAAGGTAGTTGTCGCTACCGATATACGGGATTATGGGCAGAAGGTAATCAGGGATTTCCTGACGACCGACCCAGACAGTTACGGCGGGGCGATAGTTACTAATCCGCCATACAAACTTGCCCATCAATGTCGCCAACGCTTACGTCACAGTCATTGACTGATTCGGCTGGTTCCCTCACTGCCACAACGTCTTCATACACAACAGCGGTCGCAAACCTATGACAACTGAACAACTTGTATCAAGGGCTTTTGCATCACGAAGTGCGGCGCATTTGGCAATTAGTCCATGCGATCGTCAGGATTTTACGTCTTCAACCTTTTGCTCGTTAACAATCCACTTGATCGTAAGGATTTTGCGCTTTCTCATGAGCGTTTCCAGTTCGGGAAAGATCATTTTGTGAGGCACGCGCTTACTTCAAAGCGGCCCCGTAAGATCGTTATGTTAATGAGATTGGCCTTCCTAGAGTCGGAACGGCGATCAGACATACTGGATGGCGGCAAACTAGCAAGGGTGCTGGTGTTTCGGAATCGCCTGCCCATGATGCACCGGGCGGGCTGGGAAGGCCCCAAGGCTACGAGTGCCACAGCTTATGCGTGGTTTGTGTGGGATACACAGCACTTGGGACCGACTACCATCAAAAGGATTAGCTAGTAGGCTCTTTCAATCGTACAGATGAATAACATCAAGAAGGGCTTCAATGGCCTTTTCTTCAGTCAAGCCATACCCAATGGCACACCCGATACAACTCTGGCACCCCTCACAGTCATCATGGCCTATGAGGGTAGCCTGATAGTCGTACCGGAAGTAAGGCACATAAGCCTTCGTAACCTTGATGGTATGACCGCTATCGTGTTGGATGATCATATTAGTCTCCACTGGTTCAACAGATACAATGTAATTAACATACGCTGATCATTCCCTACGGCAAATACTCCATTTCCCATAGTGGGCGTAAATGTGCAAATTCTGGAAAAGTCAGAAATAGGGCTTGGCAAGGACATTTCGTTTGTTAATATAAAATAATGTTATTGCTACCATGGCGCGAAATAAGGTTTCTGGACAACAAAATGCCTAAGAAAATACCCGCAAAGTTAGGTCGCCCGCCACATGAGCCGACTGATGAAACACGTTCATTGGTAAGGTTGGCTGCCGCAATCGGTTTGCCGCGTAGGTATCTGTACAGTGCTATGAAAATACATTCGGAAACCTTCAATAAGTACTATGAGGAGGATTTCGAGAATGGATTGCATTACATGGTCGATAAAATATCCATCCGGATGTTCAAAAAGGCCATTGGAGATGAGCCGGATACCCGCCAAGCGGGTGAATTCCTGCTAAAAACCCGCGCTGGATGGACCGACAAGAAATCTGTGGAAGTTACCGGGAAAGACGGTGCGCCGTTGATTCCCACGCAAGAGATTGATGTTAAGAAGTTAACGCCTGACGCAATACAGGCTTTGAAATTCGTGATGCAGGCCGCCCAAGCCAAGGCAGAGGCGGTGGATACAAATTTTATCGAGGGAGAGGTGGATGACTGATTATAATGATGTGTTGCACAGATTAAAGACGTTTGTGGCCCCGGAAAACTGGGACGCAGATCGTTTGGTTTATGATGCCGTTAAAGAAATAGAGCGACTGAGGGAGGCACTGATAGAAATAGCCAGCGGCCAATTAAGCCATGTCATAACTTTTTCTTTGCCGCCACAAGACCCGGCGGTTAATCGCGCCCGCGCTGCATTGGAGGGAAAATGATTAAGCCAGACCAGATACCAAAT